GGCTAGCAAACGCCACAGCCTCCTCTGAGACACCACGTGGGGCTTCGTAGGCATCAATCAAAGCCTCCACGATGGACGGTACCTGTGGGGTGCAGAACCAAGACTTCTGATGCGCATCCCAGAACGGTTGAATCGCTACAGCTGACCCAACGCCAACCAGTTCAGGCTGGGCGGTGTAGTCCGAAACGATGACACGTGTACCGCAAGCCTGAGCCTCGATAACAGGGATACCGAAACCCTCACCCATTGAGCAAGCCAACAGCACATCCGAAGCGGTGTACAGCGCAGCCAACGCTTGCTGAGGGAACCCAGTCCGATACGCATACGGGTCAACAATCTTGTACTGCTCAGGCTTCACACCACACGCCTCCAGCAGATGCACAAGATTGATACCACCCATCGCACCATCACGTTCCGTGTGTAGATACAGCAAAGCATCAGGACGGTTTTGAGCAAAGATAGCGAACGCCAGAATGTTCTCACCAAAAGATTTGCGTGAAGGGTTCTGACCTTTGTTCGCAGCGTTCATCATCACAACAAACCTGTCCTCATCAACTTCCATGAGTTGTCTGCCGGTGAACTCACCACGACCATTACTCAACTTGTGTGTAGGAACAAACACATCCTCAAACGCATGAGGCGCATACATCGCATCAACACCCGCATTCTGCAACATCTCCAAACCAAACTTAGACATCGCAATCGGTTTCACATTCGGACGCTTGCACCAAGCCAACACCTCAGGCGGGCAAGGCGCATGGTCAATAGGAACCCACGAAGCAATATTCGGAACCTGATCCAATGATGGTGACTTCAACACCCACACATCAAACAACGTCATCAACATCGCAGGAATATCACGATTGCCATTAGCCCAATCCATCCAATGCGCAACAAGCACATCATCGGAATATGGTGACATTCCTCTTGGATAAAGCTTTATTCCATTCCAAATAGAAGCCATGCCTTCAATGCCATACATCGCATGGATTGCTACTTCGTGGTTTTTGGTGAGCCTTTGGACGACTTGCGCTGTTTGGGTTCCGTACCCTGTTGGGGCGAACGGGGCGTTCGAGTACCAGAGGATTCGTAACGATTCGGCAGAGGAAGGTCTGCTTGCTCTGGCAAGTGCGCTATTCCCCTTCGGAGCAATATCTCCGCTTCGAGGTCTGGTAATTCGACCGGAGTGTTCTTGACGATTACGAGCATTCTTTCCCACCGTTCTCTCCTTCGCAGGTCGCAGGGTATAAAAACAGAATGAGGGTAGGTCGCCCTGCGTGTTCGACCTACCCTCAAACTTACACCGATATTGCTATCGGTTGCACTACCTCAAACCAATTATGGTTGGAGGAGGTGCTTGATGTGTGATGTCTGTGGCAAGTTGCCGTCAACACGGAATGTTGCACGGAACGTGACAAGACCGCTGTTGAATGCGTAGTCATCGCTACGATCCAAACGGAGGCCACCAACGGTTCGTACATAGTACGAAGGCAGGTGTCCAACAATCACGGACTTGGTGGTTGTTGCTACGTCAGCCATTGAAGGGTTCTCGTAGATTGGCTTGCCCAAGAGCATGTCTGGTGATTCCATTGACAAAGCAGGTTGAAATACATAATTCCCCGCTGTGTCCTTGAGACGTCGTACTGCGCCGATTGACTTGCCGTTCATCATCCAGCCAACGCCTGGAAGGTTGCGAGCTGCACCGTCCAAGGAGTAGAGCAAGTCAATGAGGTTGTCTGCGGTGAAAGCAGTTGCGGTTCCTGCGGTGCCACCAACAGATGATGCAGCAACGATGCCCTTAGGAGCATCGGTTCCTGAACCAACAGTCAATGCTGAACCAACAGCGTAACCGAGTGCGTTTCCAACTTGATCAGCCAAGAACGACAGCATGTCAACGCCAGCGTCTTCCAAAAGTTCCGTTGAAACTTGTGTAAGGAAGCTGTACTTGTATGCGCTCAAGGTGATGAACGAGTTGAATACTGGATCGGATTCACCGATTGCTGAACCTTCGCCAGTTACCGTTCCAACCGAGTAGGTCGACAACGATGGAATCTGGAGGTTTTCGCCACCTGCGGTGTTCAGAACAGTTGAGGTCTGAAGTACTGGTGCGATCAAACGAGCTCGCATGATGACCTGATCGTAGAACGATGTAGGTACTGGTGCGCCGGTGCTGGACTTGATGATGTCACGACGCTCAAACGCATGACTGCGCTTGTCGCCTGCAACAAGTGAACGCAGGTGTGCTGCGTCATCTGCTACCTGAACACCTGCAACAGGACGAACCTGATCTGCGATTTCACGGGTAGCTGCATCCATGCGAAGTTCACGGGCTTCGTCTTCACGAAGTTTTGCGATGGTCTGCGCACGTTCGTCCAATTCCTTCGAGATGCGCTCGTAGGTTTGGGTTTCTTCTGCTGAGAGGTCACGCTTCTCTGCGGTGGCCTTGTCCAAGATTGACTTGGCTTCGTTCCATGCACGATTGCGAATCTCAACCTGACGGTCGATATATTCTTTCATGATGTTTTCCTTCTCCCCGTAGGGATGATGTTGATGTTTGGATACGCAGGAGATTTAACTTAAACCTGGTACGGCTCCGTACACAGCAACATCGAAGGTGGCTCCACTCATTCGACGCAGTAACGAAAAGGTTACTAGAAGTTCTTCAGTAATTCAAGATGCTTCGCCAACACACCGACGCTCGCAGGAGCGGACTGTGGTGTTGGTTCAAGTTTCGCAACCGTTTCACGCAACAACGCTGCATGGTTCGGGTCAAGTGTCTGACCTGATTCCAACGCTGTTATTGCAACAGCAAGCTGATCGGCATCAATGCCGGTACGAGTAGCCAAAGCATCAAGGCTACGAACGCTTGCCGATGTCGCTGCATACGCTGGGAAACCTGTAACAACTGAAACCTCAAACAAACGAATCTGGCGAAGCTCACGACGGGTGCCATCATCAGACCAACGGTCACCACCCTGAGGAACTGTGAACCCGAACGACATTGAATCCACATCGCCACGTTGCATCAAAACTGACAAATCACGACCAACAGTTGTGTCAGGCAAATCAGCATCCACAAACAGGCCTTTAGAATCCTCAGCCAAACGAACCGTCTTCGAGCGTGTTGTACCCAACAGCATTGACGAATCATGGTTCATGTACATCCGGATATTGTTGCGAGACTTTAACGATTTAGCGAACGCACCAGGAGCAATACGTTCAATGAATGGCAACGGCTCTGAATCAGAGTTGAATACGGCAGCATAACCACTAAAGGACATACCGTCACCTGCTTGACCTGCACGAAGTTCAAACTGGTTGAACGTGATACGACGTGTCTCTACCTGTTCTGTCATACCTGAAACATTACCAAACTCAGGTTCAGGACTGCGATGGAACGCTGGTGCTTGACGCAGAACTGGCGTGTCACCAGCCTTAATCGTTTTCGGGTCAAGTGTCTTAATGCCCTGTTCTGAATATGCTCGACGTGAAGCAGGGTCATTGTCTATCGCTAAAACAACATTGTATTCAGACAAAATCTCTGCAGCCTTATTCCCCTTGTACTCAGGCGTAGGAATAGATAAATCCTCATTGAACTCAATGTCGTCATATCTGATCCCAGCCTCCTGAAGTTGCGCCTCTGTAGCGTCCTCTTCATCTTCGCCTCGACCAGTAACAACATAAATGAAATAGTTCTCAGCCAAAGCATTCACATAGTCAATGTTTTTTTGAATGCCTTGCCCACCAGCAATAAGAGTTCCGTCAATATCAACAATGACCACATCTTCAGAATCAGCGTTCCTTTGTGAATCAGCCTCATCAGTTTTAATCGCTTCAGCCTTATCAGCAAACCAGTTAATCGCAGGTTCAGGGTTTAATGCGTCAATACCCCACAGATAGAACGCAACAGCACCAGCACCAGGGAACTCTTCATCATCAGGGTTTGAGTTCTTTGGTGCATCCAAATCAACCATGTGTCGTGCAGCCCAAGCATTCGCACGAATCACCTTGTCTTCTGTGATCCGACCAGCAGCCATCTCACGAGCTTCACGCACAGTCGAAGCAACAATCCCCGCACCAGCCAACTTCTTTCCGTAGTAGTCCAACCCTTTACGAGCTGCCGATTGAATATATTCCGGCAAACTCAAATCAACTTGACGTTTCTCTGCACGTTCACCACCTGGCTCCATCTCCTCAGCAATAGACACAGCGACCATCTGGTCAATCGCATCCTGCTTAGTTTGATGACAACCGATGACTTCGCCATCTTCCTTTTCCACAGCCCAGCCAGCGCATTCAGAGTTCTTATCAGAAATAAAGTAAGGCATCAGATCGGCTCCGTTAACCAGGACATTATGTGACCAGTTTTTGTTGAAACAGCGTAAAGCAAATCTGTTGGCGAAATAGTTAATTGAATCATCTCACCTTTATCCATCATCAGACCTGTAGTGGTTGTAACAGCAGAACCACCGATATACACAGCATCCGTGTTGTCGTTATTGTGAATGATGAGACGGTATGGGTTTCCTGCATAATGGTTCAGCAATACGCCGTCAATGACCGTCGCAGCTGTGCCAATTGATGTTTGCCCAGAATAAAAAGCCACTACTGAACCTTATACGCAGATGAAGGGTCTTCAGGGTTCACAGTAGAAATCTGTTGCAACTGGCTTGAAGGCAAACCAGTATGACCAATCGCAGGCAACCCAACCGTAGACAACACCTCAGCCGGATCAAACCCAGCAAGAATCAACCGTTGCGCAATCTCAGCCTTCGACTGCATCTCAGCCAAGTTCGCAGCATTGATGTCCACGTTCGCCAATGGCACACGGTATGAGTCACCACCGTCAACCGGTGCCATGTCCTCAAGACGATGAATGTCGTTGATTGACAAGAAGCCAGACTGGAGACCTGTGGAGAATGATGCGTAGCGTGACGCTTGGTCACCACGCAACAACCCATCAACATTGAACTTCATGAACGCACGACCTTCAAGCAAACGTGAATATCCTTCTTCAATCTTTTCGATGTAAGGCCTGAGTGTGTGGGTCACATATTGGATGCCGTTCTGTTCCACCGACGCATATGACATCGCACCAGGCGTAGTCACGCCCAGCATTGATGGAGGCACACGGAAGATACGAGCAATCTCTTCTACAGCGAAACGACGGGACTCTAGGAACTGTGCAGAATCATTGTCAACGGTTGTCTTCGTGAACTTAGCCCCACCGAACAACACACCTGGACGATGCGAACGACGCAAACCCTTATGACCTTCCTCAAACCCTGAGACCAAATCTTTAGCCTGCTCACGGGTGAGGTTGCCAGGGAACTCGATGATGCCGGAAGCCGATGAGCCTTGACCGAAGAATCGTGCAGCGAACTCCTCCAAGGCTTTAGCCAAACCAAGGTTCTCCTTCATGAAGTCAATGCGTGAAATGCCTCGCATCTCACCAGGCAAACGAAGCTCGGTGATATGAATCATGTCCTCAGCCTGAATCACATCACGACTCTCATAGATGTAAATCGGGCGACGAGTCACACGATCACGACTGCACTCAACCCTCTGAGGGTTCAACACAACAAGCGCAGCAATCCCCTGATCGTCACGCACGATACGAGTGAACGAGTTGCCGTTCAACATCAACGAAACCAACACCTGCTGGAAATGCTCGATGCGACTCACACCAGATTCAGGAATGTCCAACCATGTTGGGCGAGGACGGAACGGTCTACGAGTTCCATCAAGGCGAAGGAACGTGTCAACAGGGAGCGTGGAGATTGAATCCGAAATCATGCGCACACACGCATACACCGCTTCAATCTTGAGCGAATCTTTTTCCGTTACAACAGTTCCGCTATTTGTCGTGACACTAAATCCGTCACCTAACGCAAACAATGACTGTGTAGATATTGCTCGGCTTTCGTTGCCATCACCTAACAGTCTCGACAACATTACTTACCTTTCCGACCACGCTCGTAAGCAGCCGTGAACAATAGAACTGACAGGCCAACAAAAATCAGCCCTAATGGAATTGCTATCAAGAATAGTCCATAAGCGATGAGCAGGATTGAGAAAACTTCTAGCAGGAAAATAGGCATAGCTCTAG